GTCGAGTGCGGCCATCCAGAACTTCACGACGATGCTGCCGTCACATTGGAGGAGTGTGTTGAGCGCCGAATGGTCGGAACGCGTTTGCGCGTGCCGGCCGTCCAGGCCCACGATGTACTTGCGTGAGCGATGTCGTTGCTTGCAGGCTTCGACCAGCTTGCCGAGCGCCGGCAGCTTGTGCTGGAACACGGCGCGTGACTGTGCGCCCGCGCTCCGGGGGTTCTTCGCTTTCAGAATGGTACCGAGCTTCGGATCACCAGCACCGTAGAGGAACGCGTAGGTCCACGTCTTGGACGGATCACGCTCGATGTTGAGCGCACTCGCGTGAAGCGCGTGAACGTCACCGTTCACAACTTCGTTGGCGTATGCGCCACCGTCCCATCGGGCCATGCGGTTGCCGAGCATGCGAAGCTCCAGCCCGCTGGCGTCGATACCGACCATGACCCAGCCCTCGGGGGCGTAAAACAGATCGCGAAATTCCCAGCCCCACAGGCCGGCTTCGCCGTGCAGGATCTCTTTGCCTTTCTTCTTGACCTTCGGAACCTGACCTAGATTCGGATTCAGATGCGCGGCACGTCCGGTGACGGTGCCGTTGGTGATGACCTCTCCGTGGATGCGCCCGTTCACAACGAACTTCAACATCGCCTTCTTGCCTTCTGCGAGTTGCCCGATCCGTTTCTGGATCAGCAAGTAGCGCACAAGCCGCTTGGCTTCCGGGTACGGGAGGTTGCTCAGGATCTTCTCGTCAACGGTTGGCTTGCCATCGCTGCCGAATGCCTTCGGCTTCCAGCCGCGCAGCTTCACGAGGCGGTCTGCGATGTGGTGCCGCGAGCCGGGATTGAATGCGACTAGCTCGACGTGCTGCATCTCAGCGCCGGCCACGTAGCCCGTGCGGTTGTTGTCCCGCTTGGGTGTGAACAGTTTGCCGGGCTGGTACCACGGCTTGAATAGACCCTTGAGTTCTTCTTCGGCTTCGAGCCGGGTCTGCACGAGCGAGGCGTAGAGCTTGTGAGCCTTCGCTTCATCGAACGGAACACCGATCTGCTCCTGGCGTGCGATGACTTCCTGCACGTCGTGCTCCAGCTGGATCGCGATCTCGGCGTAGCCGTGCTTGACGAGCGTGAGGTATAGCTTGTGGCCGGTCTCAACGTCACCCTCGCAATACGTCTGCATATCGGGCGACCACTTCTCCCAACCGCCCGTGTACTCCAGCTTCCGCTCACCGACACGCCAGCCCCAGGCTTCGAGCGCATGACGGCCGATCAGCTTGCCGGGGAACTTGGGATTCTTGAGGTCGAGACCTTGGAGAATGTCCGACGGCCAGATGAGGCGAGTCCACACGATGGTGTCGCGGACCTGAGCCTTCGTCTCGAACCACGGGTAAACCTTCTTGATGGCCGGGAGGTCGTACTTGATGATGTTGTGGCCGATGACGAGATCGGCTTGTTGAAGAAGTTCGACGCCGGTCTTAACCGACCAGAAGTTCCGGCCGTTGATCGGCTGGTCGTTGCACGAGGTAACTTCACCCGTGTCGATGTCCTTCAGGACGATGCAGTGAACTTTGCTGATGGTGTCGAGTAGCCCATCAGCCTCGATGTCGAAAACATAACGAGCCACTCGATCACCACCTTTCTTGTGGGATGGGGTTAAGCCTTCTTGCCGTAGGACTTGAGGACGATGCGCTGGCAGGGACCGACGTACACGGCATCACCGATCTGCGGAGCCTTCTCCTCCACGATGGCGATGGTCGCGGCGCGGACTTCCTCGCAATCCTTCTCGGTCTGTGAAACGGCAACGTCACCGCCGCCCATGGCGAGCGAGATGATGGTGAACACGTAGACCACTAGCTCAGTCATTGTTGGTTTCCTTTGTGGGAGTGGAGTGAACTACTTGGTGCGTTCGGACGGAGGCAGCGACCGTGTGAGAGAGTCGATGTTGCGTGCGTACGTCTGCCGTTCAGCTTCGAGTCGCCGGATCGCCTGTGTGTGAGCAGCATCACCGTAGACGACGGCGAGGTACACGCCTGCTGCGAACGACGCGAGCATGAGTGGACCGACGATCAGGTTCTTCACGCGATCACCTTCCAGATGAGCAGACCGACCAGCACCAAAGCCGCGACGCCGGCCAGCACGAAGAACACGGGCTTCGGAATGGGCATCAGAAGTCTCCTTTCGATTCATCCGCCTCGAATCCCACGGGACCGTCGGTCTCCGACAGCATCCCGGTCGGCGGATCGTAGGCGATGTGGAATGTCTTGCCTGTGGCGTCCCCGGTGTACCGATCCTTCAGCACACGGAACGTCGTGGTCTGATCAGCGTCGCCCTCGGCCTGCTGGTTACGCTCCAGGCCAAACATGTAGTGAGACCAGAAGCCGATGGCGCGTGAGCCTTTGAAGTGCCGGATCATGACGCGCCCACCTTCCTCGTGGGGTTTGCCCTCGGGAGTGGCGAGGTGAGAGACGAAGTGCAGCACGATGTTGAGTTCCTTCACCATGCCGCCGATGTTCGCCATGATTCCTTCTAGTGCGCGTCGCTCGTCTGCAACCTCTGCTGCAAGCGCAGTAAGGTGATCGAGGTAAAACAGACGCACACCTTCGCTGCGAGCGAGATACCTGATTCGGGACTGAATAACTTCCCAGTTAGAGGAACCAAAGTGATCGTAAAGGTGCAGGGCACCGCTGCCTTGCAGCAGGTCGAGCGCACCTTCCAAATCTGACTGGTCCCATCCGGCGACATCCCGAGGTACGTGGAACCGCTGTCGAGCGACTTTGCCGGCGATTCGCTTGACGGTCTCGACGGGTTGCTGTTCGAGGAAGATGACACCGACCTTCTCCTTCAGTTCGATGATGTCGAAGGCGATCTGCTGCACGAGCCAGTCCGTCTTGCCGACACCAGTGCCCGCGCCGAATGCGTAGGCTTCACCGAGGCGACGGCCATAGGTCAGCTTCGTGAGCGTGGGCATGTACCACGGAAGCCCTTGCTCTGGCTCTTTGAGAACTTCGCCCCGCACTTCTGCGAGGGTGACGAGGCCATCGGGGCGGTAGGTCTTGGCTCCCCACATGGCGTTGATTAGCTCCTCGCCCCGGCCCGCCACGAGCATGTCATTGGCGTCCTTGAGGGGGAGGTTCGCGATCTTGCAGCGGCCGGGCGGGAACAGCGGAGCGCACTCAAGCGCAGCGGCCCTGCCCTGCTCGTCGTTATCGAACATGAGGATCGTGTGGTCGAATCCAAGCAGCCATTCGAGTTGCTTGGCGATGGCTTTCTTCGCACCTTGTGCTCCGTTTGGGACGGAGACCACAGGCCACTTGTGCTGCTGGAGTTGCGAGACCGACATGGCGTCGATCTCTCCCTCGGTGATGACCACCATCTTTCCCTTGTCGCGGAAAAGATGCTGACCGTAGAGACCAGCCGGCTTGATGTCACCGACGATGGTGAACTCTTTGTTTCGCATCCGGACCTTCTGCGCCACAGCTTGTGTGCCGTCGGGCGTGTAGTAGGTCGCGGCCTGCGCCATCTTTCCGTGGAACTTCGTGGTGCGGTAGTCCCACTTGCGGCACGTCTCCGCACTCAGCTTGCGAGCGGGGAGATCCTCGTACGTGCCGGTCAGGATCGCAGACGTAGGATGACTGACCCGAGTATCAGGATCAGTGCTAGCTGGAACAGCGTCCTGGGTTCGAGCAGTTGATCCATCGTTCTCCCCTGGTTCATAGTGACCGCAGCCGAAGCACCAGCCGTGCCCGTCGCTGTAAACTCCAAGGTTGTCCTTGGAGCCACATGACGGGCACGGGGCGTGGCGAACGAACGTCGCTTCTTCCTCCGTGCCCGTCGTGGTCATCGACTACAGCGAGTACTTCGCGTAGGTCTGACCGTTGGGGTCCGTGCGGATCGTGGTCTTGATCTCGTAGCCGGCCTTGTAGAGGTCGCTCATCCGCGCGGTGATGTTCTGCACGCGGAACATGAGCATCGCCTCGTACCGGGTGATCGTCTTGCCCGAGGTGAGGTGCTTGAGGAGGAGATCGTTCTGGCTTCCTGGCTTGAACATGGGTGTAGCTCCGTTCTCCCTGAAAAGGGATGAGTGGTTTAGGACTACTTCTTCTTGAGGTTCAGGTTCTCGATGGGGGCGTAGCCGTTGCAGGCGCACATCTTCCGCATGCTCGCGCGGCCAGTGACCGGGGCGTATTTCACGTCCACGAGCACGTGACCCTCGGAACAGGTGGAGACCTTCTGCTTCTGACGGGGACCGGATCGCTGGTTCTTGGAGGTCGCCATCAGATCACCTCGATGAGGAAGATCACCAGTGCGACGAACGCCAGCACCAGCAATGCCCACATCAGGTTCGGGCCGAGGACTGTGACGAGGAAGGCTTCGATCATGACGTTCTCAGCATGAGGACTTTGCGAACGGTGTCCGCTCCACCCTCGGGCGAGTACCGCTGACCCTTGTGGTTGAACACGACGGCATCCCCGAAAGGAATGCGACCGTGCGTGTGCGCTCCGGTGCCTTCGAGCTTGCGGTTGGCGATGAAACAAATGGGGCAACGCATAGCGATTCCTTTCAGAGGTTGTGGAGTAGTAGCGTGTGTGCAGATACGGATGGCTCACACAGCCGGGTTGGGTACCGCCCCTCTCCGTACTTGAAGGGGACTTGCTACTCCGGGGTCAGACGATGTTGCGTTCGATGACCCAGGGCTTCACGTTGAAGCTGGGACACCACTTCTGAACGTCAGGAAAATCCCGATGCCCTTGGATCACAGCGTCGGGGTACTCGTGCTTCAGATCACGGAGCAGAGTCTCGAGGGTTGCCCACTGCGGAGGAGTGAAGTTGTTCACTTCCTTCGCGGAGCCACCACCGACCATGCAGATGCCGATGGAGTTGTGGTTGTAGCCCTGGACGTGAGCGCCAATAGCACGCACGTCGCGGCCGTGCTCCAATCGACCATCACGGCGAATGACGAAGTGATAGCCAATGCAGAGGAAGCCACGCTGCCGATGCCACACGTCGATCTCTTTCGCGCCAATGTCCTGCGCGTCAGTCGCCGCACAATGCACGGCGATGTAGTCGGTGGCCTTGCGGGTTTGGAATTGGATCGTCGCTGACTGGCTCATCGTCCACCCTCGTCTATCCACGCCTTCGGGATGGACTTGTCTGCGAACTTGAATCCGTATCGCTCGCACCACATCGCGTAGGTCGTGGCCGACTGCTTGCTGATTCGGCCGCGCGAGTTGGAGAACACGAAGCGGATGTCGAGGTTCGGCTTCTGCGCCTTCACGAGGATGTGCTTCTGTCGGTCGGCGGTGACGAACCGGCCCTTGGTCTCG